CTCCGAGCGTGAGGGTCACATCCTTGAGGACGATGGGGACGACTGGGATTGATGCCATGGTGGTTCGGTTCCTTTCAGGAGGTGATCAGGTCGGTGACTACGGTCACGTCGAAGTCATAGGCGGGGTTCTCTCTCCAGACCTTCTTGGTGGCGGCATCCCACGCGAGCGAGGGCAGCTTCTGAGAGACGATGAGGATCAGCTTCGCCACGGCGAGGTCGAGAGCATCCTCGTAGTCGCCAGCGAGCGTCGTGGGGCCGATCAGGGTGACCACGAGGGTGGTCAGGAGGGAGCCTTGGAGGTTGGGGGCGGGCTCGACCTTCCGCTGTCGGATGACGACGGTGAAGCGATCGATCTTGTCGATGCTGCGCTCGGTATCGACCAGCCGCCACCGCTTGGGCAGGAGAGGTTTGAGCTCGGCAGCAAGGTCCTTGCGTGCGGACATCAGCCCACCCACTTGAGTGCACGAGCAGGGCGCAGTATCTGCTTGACTTCCCAGTCGAGCGGGAATGGCTTGCTGGTGAAGGTGTCGTCGCCGAGCTCACCGGAGGAGTCGACACGGGACGAGTTCCAGATGTTGCGGGCCTGCATCAGCTGGGCGTTGACGTAGTTGAGGGGGATCGCCTCGCCCTCGGCGAGGGCCGGCGCGTACTCGACGACCGCGTGCCGTGCGACGTGCAGGAGCTCGTAGAGGGTGCGGTCGTCAGCTGGCGCGTCGGTCCACTGGGCGCGTGCCGAGTCGTGGGTGTGCCATCCGTCTGACTCGTCCTGGACGACGATGTAGAGCGGCGCGAGGCGCTCTCTGACAGTCTCTGGGGAGTGCGCGAGCGTGATGCGGAGCTCGTAGACTCCTGGCTCTGTCAGCACGGCTTCTGAGGGCCATTCGATGACGACCTGGTCTTCGTCGATGATGCCGGTGAAGCCGGATGAGCTCACAATCGTTCCTGTGGGGTCGTACAGGTCGACCTCGACGGTGTTGAACGGTGTGAGGTCGATCGCGAGACCGTTTCGGGCAGGCTCGATCACGAGGTCCTCCGAGGGGATGTCCCCTGGGTAGTACGCCATGATCGAGCCTGCCTTCGACGGGTTGGGGAGTTAGGCGAGGCGAAGGAGGGTCGCTCCGCCATCGGCGACGGTGGCACCGACAGCCGGAGCCGAGGGCGCCGAGCCACCGGACGTGCCCGCGACCGTCACGCGGTAGATCACCGCCGACGCCTTGATGAGACGGCCGACCGGGTAGGCGGTGCTGTTCGCACGCGTCTCCGGGGTGCCGACAGTGACGACGGCTTCCGGGCGGGTCTGGAACTCCTGGAGGTAGCCGTGGATGGCGCGATCGACACCACCGTTGGCGATGTTGAGCGCGTCGATCCAGAGCGGGCCGCCGGGCAGCTCGTCGAGCTCCAGGGCGTACTTCGCGCCGGCGGTGACGGCCGGCGAGCCGGTGATGCCGTTGTCGCCGTTGACGAGCACGATATCGCCGTCCGTGATCCCGGTGCCGTCGAGGTTCCAGGAGAACTTGATGAAGTTCGGAATCTTCTCGAACGGGGTGTAGGACAGGGCGTCGGCGGCTTCGTCGTTGACGATGGCGAACGACACCTTGTCGCGGCGCTTGTCGGCCTTGGGCTTCTGTGCGAGGCGGATGGCCTGCATGATCATGCCGAGGGTCGCGGGGTAGTCGGAGGGGATCGCACCGGATGCCGCGACCGGCGCGCCCGCGAGGGTGATCCAGGCGAGGCGGGCGCGCTCGTCGGACCAGACCAGGTGGTCCTCCTTGATGAGGGCGAAGAACGCCGCCAGCACCTCGGCACCACCGGGCAGGTCGTAGTACTCGCGGGCGATGTCGTCGCCGAACGCGAACCGGTGAAGTGTGGAGGTGACAGGCTCGGTCCAGCCGGTTCCGGAGCCGATCGCTGCCTTGTTGCCTGCCCAGATGCCGGTGTCGGCGTAGGAGTCGACCGGCGCGCCGGACGTGCCGCGGTGGACCTTGTAGCCCTTCTTGCCCTCGGCGGTGATCTCCGTTCCGGTCTTCGCGAGCGGGACGAACTGGCGCTCGTAGGTGATCCCCTGGGTGATCTGGCCAACCCAGTTGGGCTGGATGGCAGCGCCACCGACGGGCAGGGAGCCCGACCCGGAAATCTTGATGTCGGACAGGGCGGCGAGCAGGGTCGCGGCGACCTGCTCGGGGGAGCCTCCGAGCATGCTGCTCGTCGAGGCGAGCAGTGTCATGTCCTCAGTGGTGGCCTGGCGGACCTTGGCGCGGTTGATTGCCGCGTAGAGGGTGGGCAGGGACACGGGCGCGGGGCGCTCGGTGGTGACCGCGTGACCAGCGGTCAGGGTGTTCGGTACTGTTGCGGCTCCCACGGCGGGCTCCTTCGTTGTTGAGTCGGCCTCGGCCGGCTGTACTTCCTCCGTCGCGGTTGAGACGTAGGTGGTCTTGGTTCCGGTGTCGGTTTCCTCGGTGACACGGGTGCTCTCCGAGTCCTCGATCCGCTTCCACTTGACGCCGTTGGCGTCGGTGAACTCGCTCTCGTAGTGCGATGAGCTCACAGTGTCGGCGGCGGCCGCCAGGAGCGTCGCGGAGGGGAATGCGCCGGCCTTGACGAGGGAGGCGGCGAAGAGGCGGCCGGCGACTGCCTTACCGGCGGTGATCACGACATCTGCGACCTCGGCAGAAAGGTTCTTGCGCTTGCCCGAGCGGGCATCCTGGAGGGCCTTCTCGCCCTCGTCGGTCTGCGCGAAGGTGAAGGTGGCCACGATGCCCTTGTCGGTGGTGGTGAGCTTGCTTACCGCTCCGACGACCTGCTCGCGCTCGTGCTCGACGTTCAGGCTGACGCCGGTGAGGTCGGCGGGGATGCTGAAAGCTCCCGAGTCGACCTTGAATCGGCCAAGGTTGGATGAGCACTCCTCGCCGAACGGGACAAGCAGTCCGGTGGCGGTGCGGTCGGTGTGGCTGGCCTCGAGAGTGCCAGCATAGATCTGGGTGTCGGTCATGGTTGGTTCAGTCCTCCGTTGGGGCGCCGGTCGGCGTCGGGGTGGGCGCGTACAGCTCGTACTTGTCGAACCGAACACGGGTGCCGCGCGGCACACACTTGTCTTGGCTGAGGGCCGACTCGATCGGGTTGACCCAGAAGGGCAGGTCGAACTCGTAGAAGCTGTTCCGCTCGCCCTCCTTGGTGGTGTAGGTGAGCGAGTCGATCGAGCTCGTGCCGTCGAGCATCGAAGCGCGGACGTTGAGGAACGATCCGACATCGGTGCGCACGGCGTTGCGGGATTCCAGGAACATCGACGCGTCGCCGTTCTCTGCGCCGTGCGTGACGAGCTCGGTGCCGGGAGGGGTGACGCCGAAGGATGGCTTGCCTGCCTGGTGCTTGGCGAGCCAGGCGGCCTCCCACTTGTCGACTTCGTCCTGGTCGAGGTTGGTGTCGTCGGTGACTCTGAGCTCGGTGATGTTGATGGGGTTCTTGATTCGGGCGGTCCAGGCGAGCTCGACGTCACGAGCTCCGCGGAGGGTGCGGGTGCCGACGTTGAGCAGGCCCTCGAAGGGTGCGTTGAACAGGATTACGTCGAGGTCGTCGACGGGCTGCTCGTCGACCATGATGTGGCCGTTGGTGATCTCCCACTCGCGGGGCGGCACCCACTCGGCGTTGGTGATCTGCCCCTCTGAGCCGCGTGTGGTCCACCAGAGCGAGACACCGTAGAAGATCAGGTCATCGACGGTCCAGCACATCCGCTCGTATGGGCTGACGTTGTTGTTCGTCCGGTACAGCCATGCCGGCTGGTCGGCAACACGCGTGTCGCCCTTGAGGGCAACCAGGGGGAACTGGGAGATCGTCGAGACGAGCAGGTTGCGGGCCTTTGACACAGCCGGGATTGTGATGGCGGTCGAGCGGTCCAGCGGGAGGGCGTCGGCGATATCTGCGCCGAACACGTCGCCGAGGATCAGCTGGCTGAGGGTGGACTCCTCCGAGATGTACGGGGAGCGCAGCGAGGCCGGCGAGCGGAGCGAGTTGAATCGCTGTGTCGTCAGTCCGAGCCGGTCGAGGAATCCCACAGAGACGATGCTCCGGAGAATCCCGGTCGAATCTCAGCTGTCGGCGTGTCGCCGGAGAAAGCTGCGGCGAGCCTCGGCGGCTTGGTTGGGTTCGACGCCGTGCACGGCGACGAGATGCTGCTCGCTGGAGGTGTAGCCGGCTTCCCTAGTCCAGGCGAAGGCGTACCAGTGTGGACACTCGGAGCACTTGACCACGACGCTGGTGGTGGATACGTCGAGGCGGATCATGCTGCGATCCCGCTCGGGCGCAGCGGCACTCGATTGCGTGTGTCGTCATAGACGCGCAGGGCGATCGCCGCGGCCTCGGCACAGGTGATGTCGTCCTCGGGGTTCTTGCGGCCGAGCGCCCACGCTGACGGGCCGACTGAACGTTTCTTGGCGAGCCGGATCGCCTCGGTGAGTGGTTCCTGGTTGTAGTGCTCGACCCGGCCCTGCTCGACCTCCTTGACCAGGAGAGCGGCGGCGGTCTTGATGTTCGGGAAGGACTGCGGCAGCAGCTTGGGCTTGGGTCTCATGCGGGCGAGGGTCTCCACTTCGACGGTGACGGCTCCGGTGGTGTCGTGGGCGATGGGCACCCGGTATTTCGTTGAGAGCTCGCGCGCGCGCTTGGGGAGCCAGTCCGCTGCGCCTTCCTCGTAGGCGAGCACGAGCAGGCGGGCACGGTTTCGGACGCGCCAGGCGGCGACGATGCACGCCGATAGCTGGTCGGGGTGCACGGCGATCGCCATGGCGAACTTCGCGGGCGGGTTCGGGAGAGCGCCGGTGAGGGCACGGTCCTTCCACTTCTCGAAGTTGAAGATGCCGGTGGTGGCTCCAGCTGTGCCGAAGATGGACAGGTACTCGGCGGCGAACTTCTGCGGGCTCTTGACGTGGAACTTCGACCACCGCTCCTTGACGGTCTGGAGGGTGGTGAGGGTGCCGATGCCCGGGTGGGCTTTGAGCACGAGCTTCTTGACCTGGGCCCAGTCGTGGAGCTCTTCCTCGGTGGTCGAGTCGGGGGCGGCGAACTCGAGGATGCCGGTTCGGTTCGCGCGAGCTCGACCGTCGACCAGGTAGTCCCAGAGCAGGTTGCCGTCACGGTACTTGGCGGCGGTGCCGGCGACGAGCAGCTGCGAGCCGGGGCGGGTGTCGAACGTGGAGAGCGCACCTTCGAGCAGGTCGACGGTCATCTCTGGGGATGCCTCACCGGCCTCATCCAGGATGATCATGTCGAAGGCGTCGGAGCGGAACTTCTCGCCCTCGGGTGGCAGTACCAGGAACACGCTGCCGTTGTCGAACTCGATGCGCTCCGAGCCGCCGGAGAGGTAGATCCGGAACGGCCACTGCTCGGGCGAGAGGGACTTGAAAGTGTCGCGCAGCGGGCGCACGATGTCCATCAGGAATCGAGCTCGGGCCTTGAGGCCGGTCGTGCAGGCGGTGAAGGCGACGAGGTATCCCTCGCGGCGCATGCATCGACCGATCGCCACGGCGAACGCGGCGGTGGTCTTGGTCGACCGGCGTGGCATCAGCATCCCGAAGTACGGGTTGTCGGCGTTGATCGCGTCGGCCGCGAGGTACTGCTGCGGCTTCAACTCCTTGCGGCCACCGACCAGCCCCAGTGCGTGAGCTCCGACCAGGAACTCGGTTCGTTTCTGCTCGGATTGGTCCAATTTGGAGACGTGCAGGGGCTTGATTCCGGCGTCTCTGAGGGCGTCCCAGTTGCCCAGAATTTCAGGAATTAATTGGGTTCCGGATAGAGATTCGATACTGCCTACGGCGGGGGTTTTGAGCCCAACGTCAAAAAGGGCCGTGTCCTGGTGCTGTTGCGTCGTGTACGTGCCGCGTGGTCTAGCCATGATCGCTCCGAGCGAGGGATGACACGAACTCGGAGAGCTTCGACCACTGCTCGTTGAGCAGCTGCTGGTCGTGCTGCTCAGCCGCCATGATGATCACGTTGACCCGTGTCATGATCGCGAGGTACGCCTCTGGGCTCACCATGACGGCATCCTCTTCGTGGTCTCTCGCTTGGCGGCAGCCTTGGCCTGGGTCTTCTTAGCACCGAGCTTCCCGCCGGCGATCTGGTTGCATGCTCGCTGACCTGGTGCCTTGGCGTGGGTGGGGCCCAGGTTCGAGAGGTCGTTGATCTGGGCAGTCGTCCAACCCTGAGCCTTGGCCACGACGACGGGGATGCGATGGCCGACCTGCCAGCGATCACCGGGCCTGATGGGTCCACCACAGTCGATGCAGCGCGCAGGGAGCGTGGCAGCGATCTTCGAGCGGTTGGCTCGAACTGTGCGCTGCCACTCGGGCGAGCGGTGGTGTGCTGTCATGACCAACTCACCACCGCTGCGACTAGAGCCTTCTCGTCGCTGCTGGCCATGATCGCGACGCCATGCTGAGGGTCCGGCTTGCCGAGCTCGGCGCGATGCCAGCCCTCGTGGCCACGAGGGCGCTCACACGTGTATCCGTCGTCGCGGGCGTTGCACTGGTTCGTCATCGTGGCCACCTGAACGCCCACGACACGTGATCGCCGCCATGCAAGATCGGGAGCATGCACAGCCAGCGGTAGCCGTGGAGGTCGTACTCGGCCATGCAGCTTACCTGCGATGACTGAGGGTGATCCGCTGCGCCCTGGTCGAACGACTCCAGCACCTCAGCCACGGCGCACCCCCGAGAAGGCTCTAGCGGCCGCCATGGGTGCCACCAGGTCGATGGTGGTGCTGATGAAGCTCTCGACCACTGGCATCGGCTGACGGTCGATCGAGCGGGCAAGGTAGGCCAGCTGGATCGACGTGTGAGTGAGCTCAGCACGCTGACGGCCTCTCGGCCACTGCTGCCCTTCCTCGCTGCAAACCTGAGCTAGCATCAGCAGTCGCGACTTCGCCTGGTGGATCGTGAGGCTCATACGTGAGTCACCGGCCTCACGAGCTCGGGGGCGTCGAGCAGAGTCGGCTTCTCACGACCGCATTGCGAGCAGTAGCCGGAGGGTGCCCAGTCGCACTCGCGGCGCTTGAGGAACGAGCACATCGCGTGCAGCGACCGCCGGTATTGCTCCTCCGGCGACTCAGTCGCGACGTGGTGGGAGTCGCCGGAGGCGTCCTCATTGACTCCCGCGCGTGTACCGTCACCAGTCTTAAGTTCTTGAGTTAAGTGTTCTTGAGATTGTTCTTCTTTTAAGCGGGCGTTATCCGTGTCTGGATTATCCAGATCAGGTGAACCCAGACCCGGTAAATCCAGATATGGAGTTGACCGGCGCTTTTCCTCGGCCGGGTCGGTGAGCTCCCACGTGTAGCCGGCAATGCGTCCGTGGTTGCCACGCTCCTTGGTGATGACCAGGTAGCGCTCGCGTTTGAGCTCGTCAACGATGCGCTGGAGGGCCGTCGAGCCCTCAGGATTCGTCGCCGCGAGGCTCTTGTGGGTGACGGTGAAACCGTCCCTGTGAGTCATCAGGTAGGCGAGCAGCCCACGTGCTCCGAGCGACAGCTGGGAGTCGCGCAGCCAGTCGTTCGGGATCTGTGTGAAGTCACGTTCGAAAGCGAGCTTGACACGCTTGAGTCGGCCGTCAGCCACGGTTCCCCCAGAGGATGAAGGTCACGCAGACGGCGATCGCGCCGACCGCGAAACAGAGTGCAATGAGTCCAGGGAGCACCTGCCCCGGGGTGACCGGGGCAGGTGTCCATGTTGAGCGGCGTCGACGCATTACCAGCCGGAGCCGTAGCCGTAGCCGTAGCCGTAGCCGGAGCCGGAGCCGTAGCCGTAGCCGTAGCCGGAGCCGGAGCCGTCGCCGTAGCC